TGTGCGGGCAGCACGGGTTTTACGGTTATAAAAGCCATACCAAAACAAAGGAAAACAGGAATATCCCTCTTTTACCTGAAATGCTGGCTATATTGCGTAAACTGATGAAAAAAAACGGTAACGGCTTTTTATTTTCAGAAAACGGCGGCGTGTCGCCTGTAGATCCGAAATCTTTGAGGAACGAATTTCAGCGGGCGTTAAAACACATCGGCTTGACTGACGAGGAAATAAGGGCGCGGGGTTTGTCGCCGCATAGCTGGCGGCATTTTGTAAATACCGAATTGCAGGTGCAGGGATTGACTATCCAACAGGTGCAAGCTGTAACCGGGCATAGCTCGGAACGTATGACAAAACACTACACACACATTGACGCGCGGCAAATTAACGGCATTACCGAAGCGCAAGCGGCGATAATCAAAAACGGTAAAACGGTTGCGAAAAAAGAAAGCGGAGAAAAACCAGTTGAGAAAAAAGCAAAGCCGGTAATGAAAAAAGAAACCGTTAAAAAAACTGTTGCGAAAAAAGAGGCTGTGAAAAGACCGGCTAAAGGCAGGGGAAACGCAAGGGTTTTGCAATTCAAGAAAAAGCCGGAGCAAAAGAAAACGGCTAAACGCAAACAGGCGTGATATATAAAAACCGGATTTTAGATAGCCCCTGCTGAAACGCGGGGGCTTTTTTTTTACTTAATTTCCAAAAAACGCAAATTCTATCTTTTTGGTAGGAATTCCCTTTTTCAAACCAGCGAATATTTGAAATATCACGAGGGGGAATTGTGGAGCAGTTACTGAATGTCAAGGAATTGGCGGCGCATTTGAAATGCACAGAGCAGACTGTCAGGCGGTATGTTATGCAAAAAAAAATACCCTACCGCAAAATTGACCGCATGGTGCGGTTCTGGCCTTCTGAAATTAAAGAGTGGGTAAACAGCGGCAAGGCTAAAAAGATGGGCGTGAAGGGCAGCGGCAACGGCGGATTATTCGCTGAAAACGAAATTGCAGAAACCGTAAAGGCGGGGGAAAGCCAATGACGGATATTGCGAAGGCCATTGAACAGGCAAAAGCGGAAGTTATGCCGTTTGAAAGTTGGGAGCGGCTGCCGGGGGAAACATCGGCGGCGTTTGCGGCTTTTTGCGCATTTCGGGATTTTGGCTCTGACAGGAATATCCGCAAGGCGGTGGATAGTACCGAAAAAAACGAGGCTGTAAGGGCGAAGCGTTACCGGGTGTGGCGTAACTGGTGTACTCAATTCCGCTGGCGGGAAAGGGCGGCTGATTACGACAACTACACAGAAAAACTGAAACAGGGGGAATTAAGAAAAACGATTGAAGCCCAAGGGGAAATGCACAGAAAAGTTACGGGGAAAATGTTAGAGGTTGTTTCCAAAAAACTAGACAGCATGAACCCTGAAGAACTGACCCAGGGCAATGTAACCGAGTGGGTGCAGACTGCTATCAAGGCGGAGCGTGAAGCTGCGGGGTTGGTTGTTTCTGACGGTAAGCCGGAAGCGAAACAAGGCGAACTGAACTTTGTATCGGACTTTGAGGGGCTGTAGAAGATGGGAACTTCAGTAGTGTTCAAGCCTACGGCAATCCAGCGTAAAGCGCTTGCGCTTTTGAAAAGCGGCGCGAAACATATATTGCTGTTCGGCGGCTCTCGTTCAGGTAAAACAACCGTGCTGGTGATGGCGATTATTTACCGCGCTTTGCGGTTTGCGGGCAGCCGTCATCTGATTTGCCGCTACAGGGCGAAGGACGCTCGTTCATCGGTGCTGCTTGAAACCATGCTGCCCTGGCTTGATAAAACTGTCGGCAATGCGGCTTATACCTATCTGAAACATGAAAGCATGATACGGCTTTTTAACGGCTCGGAAGTGTGGGTCGGCGGCTTGGGCGATAAAGAGCAGGCGGACAGAATTCTCGGCCATGAATACAACACGATTTATTTTAACGAAATTTCGCAACTGACTTACGCCTCGGTTACTACGGCTTATTCAAGGCTTGCTATGCGGGTTGACGGCTGCCGGAACTTGTTTTTTTATGACTGCAATCCGGGCAGCCCTTTGCATTGGGCGTATAAAATCTTTGTCTTAAAACGGACTTTTCATACCGGCGAACCGTTAGAGAAAGCGGAACTATACGCCTCTATGCTTTTGAACCCGGAAGATAACAGGGATAACTTGCCGGAAGATTATATAAGCGACATTTTAGATGTTCTGCCTGAAAAACAAAAGGCAAGATTTAGGGACGGCCTGTGGGTGAAAGCGGAAGGCGTGATTTATGACAAGTTTGATGAAAGTATGATTTTGAAGGCCGCTGACTTGCCTGAAAAGTTTGATAGGTTTGCTGCCGGACAGGATTTCGGCTTGAATATAACTTTTGTCAAAATTGCGTGGCTCGGTGATGTCGTGTATGTGTTGAATGACTACGGGGCGTTTAACATGACTACGCAGAGCTTTAACGAGGAACTGACCGCAAGGGGCTGGCTGGATTGGAAAGATGATATGGGCTGCCCGGTGTATTGCGATCCGGCTGGCGGGGAAAGGATACAGGAAATTACCGGGGGCGTGAAAGCTAACAATTCTGTTGACAGCGGGATTGATTATATTAACGCCAAGATTGAACGCCGTCAATTTTATGTGTGCGAAAACTGTACCGGGGTGCTTTCGGAGATTTGGGACTATTGCAGGGACGAGGCGGGGCAGATTGTCAAGGTAAATGACCACTTTCTAGATGCTTTGCGTTATGCGATATTCAGCGATATTCAACAGGGGGTTATTTTTCAATGAACCTCTTTAGCATTTTATCCGGTAACAAAAAACGGCACGAAAACTCCAGACGGCTGTTATCTGAAAATGATACGAAAAATATAAAAAGTTTTCAAAATTACTTGTCGATTGATGAAGATTTTCGTAAATTTAATATAGACCCCTTCACTGACAGCTATCTTTGCAACGCCTGGATCAACATTGCGGTNAATATNCTTATCCGNAANTTGGCCCGGGCGGATTTTATTCTCGAAAGAGAAGGGGTTGAGTTGCATAACGGCCCCCTCTTTGAGCTNTTTCACCGTCCCAACTCCCAACTAAGCCGCTACGACTTATGGAAGGAAAGTTTTGCATGGTGGCTTATAGAGGGCGAAGCGTTTTGGTGGTTCGGGCCTGATTATTCGGGCGGGCTGCCGAAACAACTGCACATTCTTAACCCCCGGAAACTCCAACTTGAGGGAGAGGGGTTGGAAGTGCAAAGAGATTTCATAAACACACAGCGGCGCTGGTTTTATCATGCCGGAGCCGAATTAGTCCCTATCTTTTCTGACGAACTTGTCCACTTCAAAGACTGGAATCCCTGGAACCCTTTGCGCGGCGTTAATCCCCTTGTTTCCCTGTCGCTGGAACTTGAACAGGATTATTACGCCAATAAAGCAAACTCTACCCTTCTGAAAAATAACGCCATACCGCAGGGCTTGTTGAAAACTGACCAGACACTTCGACCCGAAGAAGCTGATGCAATCGAGCGGCGGTGGGAAAGCAAATACGGGCAGGTAAAAGCGGGACGCAAAATTGCCGTGCTTGGCAAGGGAACCAATTTCGAGGCATTAAGTTTTAATCCTGATACCATTAAACTTTTTGAGTTAAAACGGTGGAACCTGTATACCGTTCTTGCAAAGTACGGCATACCGCCGAGAGTGGCAAACATTTCTGACAGATCGTCTGCCCTTAGCGGCAAGGACACGAAAGAGCAGCACTCCGCATTTTGGCAGTATACCCTCATTCCTTTATTACGGCAGTTTGAACAAATTCTTGAAAGCCAGTTTTTCATGCGTTTCAATCTGAAAGAAAACGGCAGGTTTGATTTGTGGGATATACCGGAGTTAGCCGAAAACGAAGATTCGCAAAGCAAAAGAGATATTGCGGAAATTAACGCCGGATTAAAAACGATAAACGATGTATTGAAAGAACGAGGGAAAGAACCGAAACCCTGGGGCGATGTGTGGCACAGGCCGAAAAACTTAGTTACGGCTGACGGCAATAATAATGGTGGCGGGGGGAAATCGTGAGACCCGGAGCGTTGTTTGTAAGCCGGCACACTAAATTACTCCCCTGGTACAAGTCCATTCTGGAAGAAGCAGGTTATCTGAATGTCCATGTAACTGACAAAGAAAAAGACGGGCTTAATATGCTTATCAACGAACTTAACCCCCGCCGTATTTTTATGACAAGCGATTTTTACAGTATCGGAACGCCGTATATGGTCGGGCTTCTGCATGATATGTTCCCAAAGAAAAATATTGCGGTTGCAAGTATGGAGGAATTTCCCGATGAAATGGAGGTCTGGTTTATTTTTCACGGGGCGGGGTCGTATGTAAATTTTCTTGACGGTTTTGATGAATTTAAGAACGGATTAAAACATATTCTTTACGGCGAAGATTATATTGCCCCTGCTATCAAAGAAGTAATTGACGGCATAGACGAATTCCCTGATTGCAAATTGAAAGTTGAGAAAAGGCAGAAAGAAATTCTGTTTATGCTGTGCAACGGTTATACCAAGAAAAAAATGCAAAACGAATTACAGATTAGCGAATATACCGTACATTACCACTTAAAAGAATTAATGAGTATTTTTCATGTCCATTCAAGGGAAGATTTAATCAAGGTGGCTTTTTGCCTTGATATTATTACCAAGAAACATTTGCGTTTTCACGAAAACAGGGACTTAATCGCATCTTTGCCGGAATGGGCAAGGGCGCAAATAACAATGAACAGGAGATTAGAAAATGATTGTAAGAACTAAAAGCGGGAATTACCGGGCGGATAATTCAGTGATATTGCTGGATTTTTTAGGTGTGAAAAGAGAAGCGGCGGGGATACAGAAAGTTGCGGGTGATGTGGAACTGATAGCCGCTGTACCTTTTTGTCTGACTGCTGTATCCACCACCGAGACCGTAGGTCGAGGTTCCCCTCTGGATGTTGAGGCGGGACAGGGTATGCCCTGGACTTTATCAACATTTGACCTTGACCGTTTCGGGGAGAGGATAGATCCGCATGGTTGGGATTTCAAGCGGTATATGGAAAATCCTGTCATCGAGTGGGCGCACCGCTACGATATTCCGGCGATTGGCAAAATGGAAGGGCTGGCCATTGATGACAAGGGGCTGCATGGGCTGGTGTTTTTCAATGACAAAAGTTATGACCCTTTCGGTTGGGCTATCGGGCAGCGTGTCAAGGCCGGCGTTATTCGCGCGGGTTCAGTGGGCTTTCGGGTGATGGAAATTGAAATACCGTCAAAAGATGACAGCAGGGACGGCACATCGCTTATTTTCCGCAAACAGGAACTTTTAGAATTTTCCATTTGCAATGTTCCGGCTAATCCGTTTGCGTTGGCTAAAACCATAGAAGCGGAGAGCGGCGAAATAAAACAGGATTTTGGTTTTCCTTCTTTTTGGGGAAACATTATCAATAATTTTCAAGGAGAATAATGTATGGA